ACAATATTTGGCTGGGTTAGGATTTGTCGAGAGAAGTTCAAAAAAATATAGGATAACTTCGCAGGGGAGAGATTTCTTGCAATTATTAAGATCAGAGAAATTGATTTCTGAGAATAACAATAACGTAGAATCAAACAGATATATTCGCCTTAAATTGACCGATGATTTTGCAAAGAAATGCGAGCAACAAAAAATAGCGCCAGAGTTTGTTCTGCATAAACTTATGGCATATTATGTAAATATTGAAACCGATTTTCTTATCCACTAACATTAATTTATTTGCATTTCTTCTTGACGTACCACCAAATTGGTGGTATTATATAATCATCAAAGGAACGGAGGAAACAGAAATGAAGAAATACAACTTATCAAAAATCATGAAAAGAGCATGGGAACTGGTTAAGAAATCTGCAATGACAATTTCCTCCGGTCTTAAGAAAGCATGGGAGGAAGCAAAAACAATGGCAAATTATGTATTAGAAGTTTTTGACAATCAGAAAGGGTATAAAATCCCTTGGAAAGAGCTTGAGAAAATGCTTGATACAGTTTACCCCGATGGCGATCAGGGTAACGGATGGTATCAGAAATGGAATTGCAACAACTGGGCAAAAGCGGGCAAGGATAGAACCTATATCTCTTTGAGAGAATATAGGAATTCTAAACTGAGAGCTGAACATGCTCTTGGTTACTATGACAACATTAATGGCACATATGTTATTACAGACCGATACAAAAAAGTAACAGATATCATTGAAAAATTTCAGAATAGATAGGAGATTGATTATGGAAAATATGCATTTAGAACCTATAACAAAAGAAATTTTGGAGATGCTTGCCAAATATACATTTACTCCAGAAAGAAATTTCGGAATTTATGATAACATCTCTATCTCTGGAGATGGAGAATACATTGAATTTTACGGAGAAACTGTCAACAAAGAACCAGTTTATGATAAACATGGTGAATTAATGGATTATAATTACAGTGTAAAATCTATGGCACGAAGATATCGTCGTGATAAATTCAGCGGCGAATATTTCGAATATTAGGAGAATTTATGACTATATCAGAAATGCGTGAACGACTAAAAGTATCTCGGGCAGAATTCTCAAGGAGGTACAACATACCGATTAGAACGCTCGAAAACTGGGAAGCTGGAAAAAGCAAATGTCCGGATTATGTGAGACAGCTGTTAGAGCGAGCTGTCTTAGAAGATTCAAATAAGTAATATTAAAAGGAACTCTGTAACATAGAGTTCCTTTTAATGTGATATAATGTGATATATTTTAGTGTGTTTTTAGAAAGCACTGTCTGTTTTAAATCAATTTCTTGAAATATCCGGCCGGAACAAATTCTCTCACGAATCCTTCTGTTGG